GGTTGATTTCTTTCAACTGAGCCATAACGTCGAACTTCAATTGTTCGATGTCGGTGATCGGTGTATGAATAACTCGTTCAGTATCAATACCGAAAGCATCAAAGTAGGACTGAGGAGTACCAAACTCAGAATCATAGAACAGAACAACACCATCATCGTATTTGTCCAAGTAAGCCTTAGCCATCAAAAGGCTGAACGCTGTTTTAAAATGCTTCGATGGACCAGCCCACATAGTAAGACCTGGAGTCAAGCCACCGTCGAAACGACCAGACAAAGCCACGTTAATGACTGGAATGGAAGTAGGAATCATATCCTTCTTAGTGAAGAACTTAGACTTAGAAAGGACAGAGGTGTCCTTGATAGTTGAGTTCTTTTTAATACGATCTAGAATGCTCATAATTAACCTTTCAAAAATTCCAATAATTGCGCTTCAGTCATCATACCTGACTGGCGCTTCACTTCTTTACCTTCGTCGTCTACAATGACTAGGGTTGGGACACCACGAATACCGTATTGCTTAGCAAGTGCCATATTCGCATCAATGTCGACTTCCTCGACAGGGGTTGTAATCTTGTCAGAGGCGTCTTCGAATACACGGCTCAACATCTTACAGGGTTGGCACCAAGATGCCGCAAATTTCAAAACTTTCATATATTTCCTTATCCAAAAAAATCTTCTAGGGACGACACTTCTACCGCTGACCAGTTTAGAGGTTCCATAATTGTTTTTAACGGTTCAACAAAAACCTTCTCGAACTGTGTATCGTAATCAATAAAGTTATTTAGACCGAACTCTGGCGGGATTTCCGTGGAGAACGCCATAACGTTTTCACGGATAGGGTTCGGCATTTTAAGATACACAAACTTGATTTTATCACCTTCACGAATCAGCGGGTATCTTTGTTCAAGATTAAACTTCTTAATGTAGTGATTATATAGCAAAGCCGCACGGACAGCCATCGGAGTCTTCGGTGCATAGATCGGAGAACCAGCATACTGCTTCATACCAGACACGCCACGAGGGAAAGCAATAGCAGATACAGGGAACTGATCGAACGTCTCTTTATACTTAGCGATATACTTTTGCACAGACTTTTCATCACCGTGAAGAATATGATCAACAGACTGACGCAACTCTTTACGAATAACCGCTGGAGTTGAAGAACGAACCATAGCCAAACCAAGAACCTTTTGCTTGGGAGTAGCATATTGAACACCTTCAGAGTTATGCACGTTCAGCACATAGTTCTTTTTGGCGATCCAAATACCCTTGTCGGCTAACACTTCGCGCTTCATCTGCATCTTCTGGTCGAATGCATTCATGTAATCAGCGAGGCTTTGATATGTGTTATCAATGAACGGTTGGAAGATCTCTTCACATACTTTATCCATGTAACAGATTTTCTGTTCGGTAGTCTTACCTTCGCAAGTACGCTCAACCAAAAGTTCCATGGTCAAGTAGATCGAGTCAGTATCAATAGCAATGACGTAGTCTTTATCGACAGTCTTCAACGCCTTGTTCATGTACTTGTTAAGAGCGTTAGCCATCCACTGAATGGACAACTGACCAGACAATGTAATACCTTCAGCCATACGAATATCGAAGTAACGGAAGTATGCGTTACCCATCGCACCATAAGCGGAGTTCAAAGCAATCTTCATAGCCATTTGAAGGTTATTCAATCGGCTAATCTCTTTACGTAGGTTGTTATTCTTCTTATCGTGTTCGAACTGCTGTTCAACCGCCAACATCTGCTTCTTGAACTTGGAACGGTTTTTGTACATCGTTTCCATCAACTCAGGCATAAACCCTTTGATGTCTTTACGATAGCACCAGCCGTTGGCGGTCAAAGATAAGTCACGGCGGTGAGCATATGATGTATCAACTTCTTGATTCAACAAACCATCCACGGTACAAGAGATCTTCTCATGAGTCAAAGTCTCTGGGGAGATATTATACTGCATGATCAAGTGAGGGTACAGTGAGTTCAAGTCAAACGAAGCCACCCACTTATGAGCGCCGACCTGAACGTCTTTAACAAACGCACCTTCGAACTGAGCATCTTTTGTGCTGTGAGTCTTCATCGGAATAACGATACCCTTCTTACGAAGGTGGTTATAAATGATGGCGTCCCACATACGAACTTGAGAGTAAACATCTTCAGGGTTAATCTTAGCCTGATATGCCATAGTCAAGTGTAGTTCCAACAGGCGCATCTTATCTTCGAACATATCAACCAACTCAACGTCGTGGATGTTATATTCCACGAACTGTTGCCAGTAGTTTGTATAGAAGTCTTTGAAGCTAGTTCCTGGGTTCTCTTTCTTAGCATCGTTGAGTTCTTGCTCGGCGATGTAATCCAACTTGTAGGACTCTTGCTTCTTGTAGGTGTACTTCTTATACAGCTCAAGATAGTCCAACTGAGAGATACCAGTAATAGTGTAATGGATTTCCTCGTTACCTTTGATGAAGGTGCGACGTTCGGAGATCATACCCCACGGAGAGAACTTCTTAGCGATTGACTCACCGAGTTCGCGTTCAACACGACGAATCAAATAAGGCATGTCGAAGAAGTCTGTATTCCATCCAGTGATAATATCTGGATAGTTACCTTGCCACCAAATCATGAACTCTTTCAACAGGTGGAGTTCGTCATTACAGTGGATATAGACTAGGTCATCGCGGTTATGCACGAATGCGCGAGTACCGAACGTGATAATCTTCTTGGATGTATAATCCTTGACGGTGATCAGTAGAACTTCTTCGTTGGCAGTTTTAATATCAGGGAAGCCACCTTCGGTCTTGGTCTCAATGTCAACCGTGAAGATTTTAAACTGTTCGATGTCCCAGTTGATATCGCCGTCATAGGTATCAGAGATGTACTGGTACGCATAATTGGTTTGACCAAAAACAGAAAAGCCTTGGACGCCATCGTATCGTTTAACGAAGTCTCTGGTCTCACGAATTGAGCCAGGTTTTACTTCATCAACATACGTTTCGTCCAAGGTCATAAACTTAGTTCGACTCTTAGAGTTGACATAAAGAGTTGGTTGGTAGTCAATACGACGGTTGTATGGACGACCGTTTTCATAACCACGAACCAAGATCTTGTCACCAGCGGCGTGAACGCTTGTGTAAAATTCCATTAAACTTGTTTCCCATACATTAACATCATTGCGTCATATGCGCAATCGTGAACTGGATGATGCTTGATAACTGCGGCACGGTTGAACGTTGGATGATCAACTTCACAGTAGCCATTGGATGTTCCATATAGAATATCGACAGCTGTTCTTACATCTCTCCACTTATTATAGTCGGTAATTGTTTGTAAGTCAAGTTTACCTGTAAGGTGGTCGATGACGATTTGGTCCAATGAACCACGAGCCCACATTGTTTGTTTGCGAGCTTCAGGAATCATAGCCATGTAATTCATCATATGAGCGACACCATCGGCAGCGGACATATCCTTGGCAGAAGGTTCCAATGAAACGCCACGAATATACTCATGCTGTTTCTTCCACCAATTTAGTGTATCAGAGTCAACCTTGCGACCCATTTTGATTTGCTCTATAGCATCGAACTTGACAAAGCAAGCATCGTCCAAGAGCTTTTGGTAATCTGGTTTTTCATTCAGGTCAAAATGAATCAAAGCAGCCGATAGAATGACTGCATTTGAATCAACACCCAACGTTTCAACGTCGAATAAAAACATTCTTAATCCTTATAATCAATGGATGTAAAGTCAGTATCTTCATCCATTAGTTCCATAGTGTATGCTGGGTTCTCTTTAACTTGATCAACGAACGACGAGTAAACACCGTGCATCATACCACGCATACAATAACTTTGTTTGTGGCAACGGTACACGCTACCACTATATCCACTGAACAAAAGGTAATCACCGTCAACTTCGACATTAGTGACACCGCTGTTCAGTTTCCAGCTTTCACCATACAAGTAGCTACCACCGAAGTGAGCCAAAACTTTGTATGTAGTTTTACCGCTGTGGGTAAATTTCAAAACGACCCAAGAGTCTGGATTGTAACTCATTTGATATCCTTAGAACTATCAGCAACAGTCTTATCATCGCGAATTTCGAGAACGATCGGGAGGAACAGAGATTCTTCTCCAGCCTTGTTTTTGATACGCATGTTATACTTAATAGCAGCGATCTTACCGATAACTTCTTTACCTTGCTTGCGCTGCTCATCAGAGAAGCCAGAACCAGCACGAACCTTAATAACACCATCAGCTGATTCGAGAATCAAAGCGCCGAGCATACCAACATACTTGCCTGTACCTTCTTCGATACCTACAATCTTCAGGTCGCATTCAAGTTCACCTTTAAACTTGATTTGTCCCTTTGAGCGTTTGTC